GCAACCATAATACCGTTAGTCCCATAGAATACTCTCATCACAGCCTCACGTTCGTGTGGCTTGAAGTTCTCATCAAGTTCTTTCTTGAACTCGCTAAACTTCCACAACTTCCCTTCCTTATGCATTCTGCTTATAAACTTTCTAGCTCCTATTACTGAGCCCATACGTAAATTACCTAAGTCATCTACGTCTTCGTTTTTAAATCTATCAGCTAAGAAAGTTGGAAACCATCTCTTGAATTGCATAGCCATTGTACCAAGAGAGAACAATTGTATGTAACGTACATCAGTTTCAGAATATCCTCTACCTTGTACATCAATTACCTTCCTTTCTAAGTCAGCTACATCCTGTTGAGTTAGTCTGTCTTCTTCTGCTCCATTAAATTTAAGGTCTCCGTTCTTGTCTATGAAGTAACCATCCCATTGTTTCTGAGTTAATTGACCTAAGAATTGTGCTTGTTGTATCCAGTTCTCTGCAGCTACCATAGGGTAGAAGATAAGAGAGCTTAAAGAACTTGCACCTAAACCTTCGGCTAATTCCTCAGCACGATATGTAAGTATACCTAGTTCGTCAATCATCTTACGGGCTTTAAGCCTAGCAGGGTTGTCGTAAATCTTATCGCTACTTAATCCCCAGTATCTAGCCTCACCTTTTATTAAGGCTTTACCACCAGCTTGTCTATAAGCGTTATACTTACCAATCAACACGTTACCTTTTGCAGCAGGAATGTTAAATCCTAATGCGATATACATAGTCCATTGAGTGAAGAAGTTAGCTAAAACTTTCTCTGGTTGTCTGTTCAACACCCTTATAGTCTTATCACTCACAGTAAGACTCTTTTCTTTAAGTAAGAATCCTTCCTTGACAACTTTCTGTAAAAACTTCCTAGCATTTATATGATTATCTCCAAGGCTTGACATTGCTGCATCTATTTCTGCAGTCTTATCATTAAATCCTGAGAACGCTAACTTATAATCTTTAAGACTTGCATCTCCTTCGTTTGACCTTATATGCTTTAATCCAGAATATCTAGAATCAGTAACTTTTTCGTCGCTTATATAAGAGTGCTCTAAAGCTTTATCGTCTCCAGCCCACGAAAGAGTATTCCAAACTTTAGCTTTAGGGTCATAGAACATATTACCATGCAAGAACATAAAGTCTCTTACATAAGTATTTAAAGCTTGATGTATGTTATGGGTAGCTAAGTAACCAGAAGTCATAGAACGCTTATGTGTATATCTGTTAACAGCCTCTTCAGATTCTAAAGCCATAACCTCATTAACTGGAGAGATTACATTTATATCATTATCGTTATCATCCTTCTTGTTGTCCCATAATTCTTGAGCTCTATCTTGTATAGCCTTGTAAGCTTTAATTCTTTCAGCTCCAGTCATAACTTGCTTGCTATGTCCTTGAGAAGAAATCATCTTCACTCCACCTTTAACTATCTGAGCTCTAGATATTTTGAATGATTCTCCTGGAGCGTGCATAAAGATAGCCTTCCAACTAAAGTAATCTAAAGTTGCTGGCTCACCCGTTATAGGGTTGACACCTTTAATCATTACGTCCGAGAACATTTCATCACCCTTAAACATTTGGTAGTACATACCAAACAAACCTCTTCTGTGGTAAGTCTCCCAAGTACTAGAGTTTATGTTAGCAACATAGTTAGCTCCTTTAGTCGTCTTATATAAGCCTTTAGCTACTATCAACTCTCTGTAGAAGTTTGTATACTTAACATACATCTCTATATACTCTCTCTCTGATTCGTGTAAACTAGCATATTTCTTACCTTCTCTTTTCAAAGATATAGTATTACCATGCTTACCACTTTTATTGAATAATTCTGGGTGTAACTCTAAGTTAGACCTATCTCTATAAGATACTTTACCTTTCTTATCTGTAATCTTCTCAAGACCAGTATGAGATTGGTAGAAGTTTTCAAACAGCTTCTCACTGTAACCCATTGTACCTATAGGCATATAAGCCATCCAAGCCTTAACTCCTTTAGCAACTAAATCGCTACCAAACTTATGCTTGAATAAGGAATCCAATTTATCGTTCATTTCTTTAGCAACAAGAGATATGTTTCTTGTATACTTCATGTGAGTCATTTTGATGTTCTTGTTTATATAAGCTACTGCTGGCTTAGTTTTACCAAAATCACCTGGCGACATCCATAACGTCAGCGTAGAAATATCTTTAGAATGTTTGTGTTGGTCATTAATAACCGTCTCTACAAACTTCTTACCGTGTGCATACTCCCAATCAGTTATTTGCTTCTCAGCTATATGATTACCAAAGTTGTATTGAGCTAAACGTAGTAATGTATCAAAAGCCATAGAGTCTAATTTGTAAGACTCCTTACCTATAACTACAGTTCCTTTGTCTATTGAATCTCTAAGGTTAGCGTATATATCTCTAACATTTTGAAACTTCTTATCTAAAGCTATCTTACTAGCTTCTTTGTTTTTATGGTCTAATCTATATATGGTATCGTCCAATTCCTTACTAATCTCTTTATTGATTTCAGCAGCTCTCTTTACGGAAGCCTTATAAACCTTAAATCTTAGATTGAAATCCTCTAACATCTCCTCAGACAGCTTGTCCATTGTTTGACCTTTAGGTAAAACCTTAGATGCATATTCTTTTTTAGTATACGCTACACCAGTATCTCCGAAGTGGTTTCTACTATGAGATGCTATCTTTAGGAACTTCTTCTTAGGTCCTTTGTTGTCGTTTGTTTGTTGGACAGATTTAGATATTAAACCTGTACCCTTAGAGTTTACTTCTGTAACTAAGTCAAACCTACTCTTCAATTCCTTCTGTAACCATAAAGCAAAGCTATTAGGTATAGCAGCTAAAGAATTTGCAAATCCATCAGGGAATATCTTAGAATCAAACTTCTCTAATTCACTAAACTGCTTCATGTTAGTTCTTGCGAATAACTCAAAATCAGAATCAGTATCTTGGAAGTTAGCATCCCACTGCTCTTTATTATCATTAGTCCTATCTTCTTTGTAGGTGTAGTATTTTTTAGTTACTATACCTATAGCGTTAGGATTATTTCTAATTACAGCAGAACCTCCTCCAACTCTTGAACTTCCGATTGAGTTAATGTTTTCAGCAAACACATACGCAGTTCCTGGATTTACCTTTGGAGAGTCCTTAGTCCATCTTTCTCTGTTAATACTTGTCTTTGTGTTGGTGTCACTCGTTACTGACGGTGTAATAACTTCATGTACAGAAACACCATTCTCAGCGTGCTTAACCTTAGTTAAAGCTTCCATAGTATTTAGCATTGATAACTCAGGGAACTGATTAAAGTAAGGGATTCCTTTACCATATTGGAATGGGAAAGTTTCTGAAGGGTTTACCTCTCTATATTCAGCAGTTGCTTGCTTATCGAATACAATCTCAGACACTTGATTAAGTGGGTTAGCACCTATCTTACTAGTTCGTACAGAAAACAGTCCACCATTATGCTTGTTCTTTATAGTTGGTTCTCCCGTCTTTGTATTTATAGTCACTGTAGCGTTAGGACCGTTCAATCCAATCTGAAGCACTAAAGCAATTCTTCTGTTGTCTAGTTCATTATCTCCAGTGAAGTTCATTATATGACTTAGCTTCTCTTTCATTATAGCCATATCATCAGTGAAGTTACTTACAGATGAATCGTTTATATCGCTAAACCAAGTATTAATTTGAGAAGAATACTTAGCAGACATGTAAGGTATCATAGACTTTCCAGGGTTTTTAGAACCCCAACCAGTTGACAGCAAATCATTAAATACTAAGAATTTCTGAAGAGCTTCTGGAAGTTTTACAAAATCCTTTCTATACACATCAACATGCTCAGTGAACTCTAACTCTCGTTGAAGTTTAGCAACATCTATATCAAACTTAACATATCCTGCTATTTGTGTTTTCCCTTTTTCTTTTATATAACCCTTAGTAGATATTAACTTTAATATACCTTCATTTCCTAACCATTTATTCTGGTTGTTTGAGTTGTCGTTTTGGAACGCTTTAGCTACATTCCCAGCAGCAGTTGTTAGGTGTACTAACTTTCCTGCATTTGTTGGTAGTGCTGCGAACTCCTCGTAAGTAAGCCCCATCTCATCCTCAAACATACCACCTAGTTGTAGAATCTTATTAGATACATCATAACCAGCATGAATAAGAGCTCTTGACAATGTTAGAGCTTTAGTTAATTGACCTATTAACTCAGAATCATTAACTAACCCGTTTGAGTTTTTATTAAATATCCCTAAAGGAACATCATCTCCATCTTTATTTTTAATCATCTCTACACCTAAAACCCCTGCAGTACCTGTAACCTCTTCGAAGTTGTAGTCCCCGAGTAATCCTTCGGCATAGCCATTACTTAATTCGGTAGACTCATCTATAGCTTTCTGTATAAGTTTTTGGTTTGCTTCTAGTTGTCTCTTGTATAAAGGATTCTTTGCTCTTAATCTTTCATCTATACTTGGCTGAACCTTTAAAGCTTCAAGCGCTGCTTGATGTTGTATTAAGTTATCAAGAGGGTTTGCTGTAAACTTCTTATCTAAACCTACGAATAGACTTAAATCCTTAAGGTCTTGACCTATCTGACTAGTAACGTAGTAGAGTAGTATAGCTTTATTACCTACCATCGAATCTGGATTTTCTTCTCCAGTTCTTTCAAATTTAGCCTCCGCAACAATCTCAGGAATATTAAACTTCAACTTACCACCACGGCTAAATACATCGTGTATAACTTCATTTAAACCAGGCATTTCATCCTCTACTGAACTATACTCCATAGCTAAAATGCTTGATGCATCTATAGCCATATCGTATATCTCCTTAGAGTTCAATCCCTTAAGGGCAGCCCAATTCATATCTCTTATAGATGTAGATATTTCAGCAGGCTTAACACCATACTTCATCATCATTATAAACTGTCCAGCAGTTTCTTTTATAAATTGGAAGTTAGCTCTGTTGTTATTCTTACCATCATCTAAAACTAAGTTTAAGTACTTACATACCTCATAGTAAGTTCCAGTACCATCTTTACCAACTACGTTATCTAAAGTGGTTAACGGTTTACCAGTCTCCATTTGGAATGATATAGCCGTACTATCGAACATAAGCTCAGGATTACCTTGAGATATATAATTGTACATAAGGTTCTGAGATGCAATTATACCAATCATTGGTACATTACCCTTAGTGGTCTCATATAAATTATTTGTCCCTAGTAAACCTAAATCATTATTTACTTCAGTACTTCCTTCTTCATTTCCGAACAAAGCAAGATTACTAGATTTTGTAGTAGAGTCAATTTCAATCTCTTGAATTAACATATTAACCACAGAAGGTTCTGAGTATAAATCTATAATAGATTGTATAACATCATTCTTAGCTTTCTGTAAGTCCGTTAAATCTTTACCTGTCTCTACCATATTAATGTGTAGCATATCCCCATCGAGGTCAGCTCCCATAATAGAAGAGGTCTTAGAATTAACAGCAATAGTATTACCTTGCTTGTCAGATATAGCAGCAACCCTTAATACTACAGTAGAACCTGCAGATGATGCTGGTATACGTGTAGCAAGGAATAAGATTTCTTTACCACTAGCTTTAGCTTTAGCTACATCTTCTTTGGTGATGCCTAGCATTTTAGCCATGTGCTGAGATATAGAAGCTTCAGCGTGCGATACTTTTAAGTTACCTTCTGTACCGCTTACGCTAATAGGTTTTAATGCTGAAGAAGTTTCTACCAATTTACCCTCACCTGATATTTCAAATCCTTGGATTATATCAGACTCTTGTAAAGATAGAGTACCCTCAGTTCTTAATTTAAATCCTTTCTTTCTTAATTTAGAATTAGCCAACTCTAGAACTCTCGCTCTAATAGTAGGTAAAGAGTCGTTACCTTCTTGGAACATAACAGCTTGGACAGGAGGCATAGACGATGACTCCATATCTTGTTTAGCTAATTCTTCGTATGTAAGGCTAGCAATCTCTTCTTCGTATTGTAAATCTAAAGCAAGAGCGTAAGCATTCATAACCTTCTGAGAAAGACCTTGTACGTTTGTGTCCCAGTGGTCAGCAAATACATTCATGTTAGATATACCTTGCTTCGCTACAGTTGCAGACGTAGCCTCCTTATCTAATTCATTTTGTACACCAAAGAATCTACCATCGAATCCTCTAAGGTTATTAACCTCATCGTAACCCCACTTATCTAAACGACCATTAAGGTCAAATTCTTTACTGTTCAATTCCTCTAAAGAAAATGTGTTAACTCCTTTGATGTTAAACTTCTTAACACCACTATCTGCATAAGAAAGAACTCTATGATTCTTTAAACCTTCAGTAGAATAAAACTTCTCTCTAGCTTTTAATGACTTATACACTCCCCTAAGAGGTCCTCTAACCTTATTGTTTAATACAATAGTATGACCTTTGAAGTAGAATTGGTTAGATTTCTGCCCTGTATGAGAAGCTATCCTTTTGTTGTCTACATTTCTACCGTATCCAACAAGCTTGAATGAGCCCTTAACGTCAGATAAACCACCATGATTACCTTCTAGTCTTGTTGCTTCCTCTTGCGTTATGTATGAGGCTGAATCAGCAAGTTTAGGCGTAAGCTTAACGTACTCTAATTGTTTTGTTTCGTAATTATATATCTGTACTTTCTGAGATTCGTTTTCGAAATCCAAATCCTGGTCATCAAAAATAATAGTCTCTACTCTGTTGCCAGAATAAGAAGAATCGTGTGGAGCAATAAGACCCGTAGAGCGCTTATTCTTCATACTAAAATTCTGCTCTTCCATTGTGTTAGCATTCAAGTCTTGTAACCAGAACTTGTTTGTAAAGTAATTCATAGAAGCTACGGCATCGAGAGGACTTCTTCCTAACTTATCCATCATAGCTACGTGAGTCTCTACATTGTTTAGGTACTGAATCTTACCATCTATAGTTTGTTGGAATGCTAATTTACCTAATAGGTTAAGCTCCCCTTTAACTTTAGACTTCTGAGTATCAGAATTCTTTATTGTGTAACCTTCTGATAATAAGCTATCTATGGTAGCTTGACTAGTAACCTTGAATAAGTCAAAGTCATTGTCGCTATTATGATTAGCTATAATCTCTCTAGTCTTAGCGTTGTGGTAATCTACAACCTCATCCATCTTGGCTTGCAACTTTGTAGTCACAGCCATTACATACTCTTTCTTAACTTCCTTTAAGGCTAAGTCCTTTTGGCTTTTAGTAGCTGTTATATCAACCACTAACTTTAAGTGCTTGTCTATAACCGTTAATTGCTCTTTAGTAAAGTCATAAGGATTGTTTACGGCATTCTCTAGGAAGAATGCAATACCACCCTCTAGGTTGTATTGATTGTCTGCAGGAATTACAGTAGCCTTAGCGTAGTATCTTCTAGACTTATCAGAGTAGTCACGGACAACCTGATTATATTCTTTAGACCCCGACTTTAAAGCTCTGTTAATTTCATTAATATCTCCTTCAGTAATACCTACACTAGATATGTTTTGTCTATCTAATTCAGATACTGAATCACCAAGCAAAGAAAGGAACTCTAACTTGTAATCATTCTCAAGAGCCCTCATAGCATAAGGGTTTTGATAAGCCTCGTAAGAGAATAATTCAGCAAAAGGCATTCCTTTATCCTTCTTCATGAAGTCTCTTAATGAGTCTGCATTGTATTCTAAGAAGTATTTTCTTGTATTAAGATTAAGAGTCTTCCCTTCTGGAGTTAAGATGGTAGACATATACCCTTCGTTATGCTCTGAATTAAATGTAGCTATAACTGCTTGGGATAATTTTTTATGACCTTGTAGGTCGTTAAGAGAGCTAGAATTATTCTTCCCTCCGTCTTCGTCCATAACAGTATACATAGCGATAGAACCCCTTTCAGAAGTCTTCCACTCTTTTACTATTTCTCTTTCCCACACCCTTTCACCAGGTTGTATTCCAGAAGTAGAAAAGGACATAAGCCCGTTTCTCTTAGCAAAGTCTTCTTTTTGTTTATCAGTCTTTAACTCTGTAAGTTTAATCTGTCTAGTAACCCTACCATTCCTTTGGAATTCTCGTCCTTTAGGGGAGTTAGTTAAACCAGATTCAGGGAGCTCTTGAACATACTCAACTTGACCTTCTTTATCTGTAGGGAATTTCTCCATACTATTATAAGCCTCCTTAATCTGCTTATCAAAGTCGTCTCTAATTTGAGACATAATCTCTTTATCTATACGTACACCGTCTTGAATCTTAGCTCCACCTATCTTGCTTGTGATGTTAGCTATAAAGAACGGCATGAACACATCAGAGTTAGCCTTACTAGTTAATTCTTCAAGGGTAACATTACTGTTTTTTACGCTCTCGTTTAAATCAAAACTAATTGATTGGTTGTATATAGCCTTAAGTCTATCACCTTCGAAATACTCTCTAAGCGTTAGGTTCTTGTCTGTTTCTTCGTCGTGTATACGGAACTCGTCTAAAGCTAATTCATTAAACTTAAAAGTTACTCCACTCTCGTTAGTACCAAACGGCAAGAAGAAAGCGTTTATAAAATGAAGCAAATCTTTATCTCTCTCTCCTTTCTTGTAAACATGATTAGGAGTGTATACAAGTCGTGCTAAGTTTCTAGTGTATAGTATTCTTTTTCTAAGCTGAGATAACATTCCAGCTTGCCTTACGTTTGTAGGTGTTGCATTAACATTTTCAGTTAACAAACCTAAAGGAACATTACCTGTTTGTTTTTTATTTAAAAACTCAGAACCAAACATTACAGCGTCCCTAAGAGCACTCTGCACTCTGTCTACATCTTGCCTTGATAAAGCAGGAGCATATCCATCAGCAGTAAGGAAGAGACCTTTCTCTGTAGTCATAGAATTCATCTGAAGATGTAACCCACCTAATACAGAACCGAATGTCATAGCAGCACCTTTCTTTGTATATGGAACTGCAGTCTTTGGCATTAATTCGTATTGCTCTATTAGAGTTGTAAGGAATCTTGCAACATGCTCATCGTTATTCTCCATCCAAGTCCAGCTCTTGCCTTCTTCTTGAATTCTTAAAGCATCTATTAATCCGTGAGCATCTGTAATAAACTCCTCTTTAGTTCTACCTTCAGTGAAGTTTTTTATATAAGATAGTAGTTTGTCCTTCCCGATGATTACATCCCTCTTGTAAGTATGACTCACAACTTGTAAATGAAACTCAAGAATAGAATATAACTTATCAGATAATTGCTGAGGGTTATCATCTATCATAGCAGAGAATATATCATCTGCATCAATCATTATCTTATTACCATCATTATCAGTGGATAATACTTCCTTCTGAGCTTTAGAGAATTTAGCCTCCAAAGCCTTTAAGTAAGCGTTATCAGACTCATCTAATCGTTTAGATAAAACCTTAGAAGCTTCGGCTGTAAGACCTGTAAGGTGTTGATTACGAATAAGGGCTTTTATTGTACCTTCATTGTTTGTAATTATTTTACGTACCTCTTTGTAGTCTTTCGTACCCCAGTAATCAGATAATATCTCGCTTGATAAGTCTATGTAAGATTTGTTTATACTTTCACCTAGTAAAAGCTTCTCTTGTATATACTTAGATAACTGACTAACAGTAAAGTTTTCTTTCTTATCTATCTCAAGAAGTACATCTAGTTCGCTTTCCACAAACTCTAAAGCTCTTTTATGGGCAGCACCCTCCATGTCGTTTAGTAAATACTTAACATCATCTATTACTCTAGACTTCTTAAGTAGCTTCTTCTTTAAAGCTTGTTGAGTCTTAACAGTGTAAGCACCGTACTTAGCTTCGTTATCAGCTATTAACTTCTTAACATTCTTGAACTTCTCCTCTAAACTCTGCTTTCCTTTAGCTTTATACAAGCCTTTAGATACAGCTTCGAACGCAGACTCTGCTTCTTCTTCAGTAACAGAATCTTTTATCTTTTCTTTCCAAGCTTTTAATCTACTATTGTACTCTGTCTTATTTTGACCAGAGATGAATAAGTCTTGATTAACAGAACCATACAAACCACCTAACTTAGCTAAGGCTTCGTCTTGTATATGCACTTGTGCTCTATCTTTTAACTCAACAAACCCTGCTTGCGTTAGTATATTTAAAGAAGATTCATAGAACTCTTTACGTAATTCCTCTGTAATATCCTTCTTATTCTCTAAAGCATATTTCTCTACAGAAGTTATAACACTAAACATCTCTTGTTGAGATGCATTCTCTTGCTTAAGCTTTAAGTATTCTAAAGCTTCCTCTTGAGTCATTGTATTCTTATTACCTTCCTTATCTAAAAAGAAGTATAAAAGCTCTTCTTGATATTCTAGTCTAGTTGTCTTGTACACAGGCTGACCTACTATAGCCCTCATCATGTCTTTAACTTCTTTTAGATGCCCATAAAGCATTCTAAATATGTGAAAGTTCTCGTGAAATATAGCTTCTTCAGCACTATCTGTCGCAGCATCTGGGTTAATAAACACCCCTAATCCCATTGCGTAAGCAGCACCTTCATCGCCTCTACTATATATCTCATCTAAGAACTGTACGGAAATCAATCCGTCTGCAGATTTCTTTGCATATAAATTAGCAAGAGTTCTTTGCGAACCTTTACCCATCATATACGCTCTACGTATTTTACGTTTATGTAAAGCTGCCTCTACCTTGTCTACTATTCTTACGGCTCTCTCTTTATTAAAGAACGCCCCAAGAACACCAGTTACAGCATCTAAAGCTAACTTTGCAGTAGCCTTTATATTACTACCAGTCAAGTACTTAGGTATAGTTTCCTTACCTTTTTCCTCTACTTTCTCTTCTGCTTTTACTTCAGGCTTATAGTTTTCTATGTCAGCCTTAGTAAGTCTACCATTTTTACCTTTACCTTTACCTATCAAACCAGACTCTTCCAAGTCTATGTCTAATTTATTAGCTAAGGCTAGTGCTGAAGGAGATATAACCTTTCCCTTGAATTGACTATTCTTCTCAGTTATATTCTTCTTCTTCTCTTCTTTAGTGTCTTTCTCGTCTCTAGCTTTTTCCTTCTCTTCCCTAAGTACTCTCTCTTTCTCTGTCTTAGCTTCGCTTTTCTCTTTAGCCTTCTTATCTATTTCAGATAAGTTCTCATCAATTGTGTCAGTTTTCATTTCAACTGAACCATCAGGAGATACAGTTATAACACTTAAAGTATTATCCTTCTCATTCCTTTTAGTGTATACGTAAGTACCATCCTTTGAACTAGCAGCATTAGCTTTATAGCCTTTAAACTTTCTACCTGCCTTCTTTTTAGCAGCCTTTAAAGCGTTAGCTTTTTGCCCTTCTAGTTTCTTCTCACTATAAAAACCCTTAGCCTTATCGTCTGAAGTTGTTAAGGCTTGCTCTTCAGCAGTCAAGTCCTCGCCCTTAAGCTCCTTCTCTACAATACCTTCTAACTTCTTACCTGTATCTTTATTCCAAGTCTCTTCATCTTTCCTGTCCTTAGCTTCGCTATAGATTTCATTCACTCTTGACTCTGTAGCTGTAACTATCTCTTCTTGAGCTTGTAGCGAAGATTTAGACAACTCTTTTAATCCAGCAATCTCTTGGTCAGCACTCTTTTGAGTTAAAGGACCATCATCTACCTGAGCTTGAATCTCATCAATCTTAGCTTGAAGAGCTTCTTTCTGCTTATTCAGCTGAACCTTACTTGTGCTATGCAACCAAGAATTATATACTAACTCAGTCTTACCTTTATTGTCTAGAGTGTTAGTAGGCTTACCTTCCATAGCAGTCTTAATCTCATCAAAAGTACCTTTGTAAGAACTATGCTGTTCCTCTGATATGTTACCAGAATCTAACTTAGATTGGAAGAAGTCTAGTATAACCTGCTCGTCACCTTGTTTAACAGCGTTAAGAATCATAGTATGAGCTGCAGCATCTCTACCCCAGTTACTAGCCTCTTCAGCACTTAACTCTTCTACAACCTCTTTCTGACTAACCGTACCGTCTTCGTTAGTTACATTAACCTTACGCTTAACAGTGTATACTCCTTTATCTAAATCCTTCTCAAATATCTGAAGCATCTCATGAGACTCATTTCTCTCATCTATAGCGGTCTGTAGTGTAGTTCTGTTTTCTGTAGCTGTTCTAATAGTATTACTAGCACCAGACATAAGTAAACTTGTAGCAAAAGAAAGAACCCTTGTAGGTCTTTGTTCGTCTGCTAAGAAGAAATCTAAGTAACCAGGAAATTCATCCCCCTCACCTTTAGCTTCTGCTATCCTTCTTTGTACAGACCAATCTTGAAACACCTCTTGGAATTGTTCTACAACACCATCAGTAATACCATGAACCGCACCCATACCTATAGCCTTGAATGAACTACGAATTACATCACTCATTCCTGGAGCTTTTAAAGCACTAACTCCTGACTTTGCAGCTGCTTTACCAGCAACACCAGCAACAGCCTTAGCCGTACTAGTACCTGCGAATTTAGCACCTAACTTCTGTGCGCTAGATATAGCACCCTTACCAATACCCATTTGCCCCATGAATAAACCATACTGAACAATATCAGCACCCATAGATGCAAGGTTATCCCTATATACTAAGCTAGCAGCATTCATTGCTTCCGCTTCAGTAAGTCCCTGCTTAACACCTTCATTAAGTGTTTGTCCTGCTAATGCAGCCCCCTCTATAAGGTTGGCTGTAGCACCCGCAGATACAGTTGAGATACCAGCAGTTATTAAACCTCTAGCTACTAATGGGTCAGCATATTTAGTTATACCTATAGACTTAGAGCCTTTAGCTATAGCTGCAGCAGCCTTAGTAAACTTACGACCTTTAGTTGCCATGCCTGCTAATTTAGCAGCACCCGTAGCAGGAATCATTAATGATAAAGCAAACGGAAGCATACGAGCTACGCCCGTTCCCCAGAAATCTATATCAGATAAATCATCCCAAGTTATATTCTCTAAATCAGCTAACCCAGGAACATCATCACCATAAGACTGTAAATAGTCAGCAAAGCCGTGTAACGAATCAGATATAGGTTTAGATGTATCTGTACCATATACTTGTTGAGATATTTCAGAAGAAGTACTACCCCCCATGAAGTCAGCTATGTCACCAAAGCTATCTACCATATCACCTAAACCAACAACAAACGATTTACCAGCCATTTCAAACCAGTTCATATCCTCATCTATTTCAACTTTTGGTTGTTCTGGTTGCCTCCACGCTGTGGTGGCATCTTCCATGGCTGGAGCTTCTAAGTTTAGATTCCTCCTGTAAACAGGTATGCTAGTATCAGGAACATCTAAACCTTCCGAAGAAGAGGGTTCATTAAACGAACTATCTAAAGAGGAGTCGTACTGCTGTACTCCCTCTTCAGGTACGTCTATACTCCAGAAATCATTCGATGGTTGTATTGTCGGTGCTAACTTCTTCTCTTCCATAATTACTTTTAAGCCTTTTGTATTTTATTTCTTAACTCATCTACCATTTTAAGGTAGCTTGATGCTTCTTCCGAACTAGCTCCAAGTCTCATCAATACTTTATAATAAGCATCAAAGAAAACTTTACTGTCGCCTTTCATTAGAGCATCGTTTAGTTCAGGGAAATCGTTATTGTTAAACCTTTCAGAAAGGCCACTGATTCCTTTATCCATATCTCCGTCAAGAGCAGCTAAAGATAATAAAATACTTTTAGTAGTGTTGTCCTTTCTTTTCTCTCCAAGACCTAGAGTTTGCATAACTCTATTTACCTTAGTATCGTAGTTAGGTAGCTGTGCAGATATTTCTTCTACACTAGACTCAATCCCTATGTTAGCTATAGGCGTAGGAGCTGGTTGCTCAAATGTTGCTTCCTTAGTATACCTAGCTAATCCTGCACTTTCACCAGCCTTTAAAGACTCATAAACAGACATAGTTTTAGCGTCATTAGGGTCTATCTCATTATAGAAATAACTATTAAACCATAGAACGTCATCACTTTCGTACTCTTGTATAAGAGCGTGTTCAGCATCTTTAGGGTCTCCCTCTAAGTCTTCAGCCTTAACTAACTTGTAAGAACCATCAGACTGCTTAAGCTTGTAACCCATAAAGATAGCACCAGGTCTTACATCACCTAAGTCATCTCCTGGAGTTACAGAACCACCATCTTCATCGTACCATATACCTTTAGCTTTAACGTCTGGTATGTAACCTTCAAGGTCTACTACCTTCTCTACACCTAAAGAAGCTTTAGCCATATCAAGCTCGTCACCGACAAACCCTCTATTACCCATTATCTCAGTGTTCTCAGGATTCATTCCGTATTCAAAACCACCCATATCATAATCACCTAATGCTGTTATGTGTTCTTGAGAGTTCTTGCCTATCAGATTTGTACTAATAGATTTAAGTTTTCTGTGTTGTCTTTGTATCCTACCAGAAACTGCTTTACTAACTTGTAGTTCTCCACTAGGTTGTAACGCTTGTTCTGGATTAATACCACCCACATAAGACGCTGTATATCTTCTTAACTCATCTATAGGAATGTTCATAGCTTCAGTCTCAGACAAACCATACTCTTGCATGTAATTCCCTGTGAATATCTGCATGTTCTGACCTTGGTTTAAGAACTTATCAGCCTTAGTATTACCATCTACATCATCTCCTGGCTCTTCCCATGGAGATAGCTGTCTATGTTTAAATGTATCTATATGACCATTCATGAAAGCGTCAAACTCTCTACGTACTTGCTTAGGTATAAGGTGAGCTTTCTTACCATCATCGCCTTCTGACTGCTCGTAGAATCGTTGTATTTCCGAAGTGTTACCTTTTATTCTTTGAGCATCATCTGAATACGCTATATTATTATAGAAATTCTTCATAGTTTGTCTACCACCAGAATTCATAAATTTAATAGGGTCATTACCAGACTTCTCTAATTCAGTCAAGAAGGTGTCTTTCTCTTGGTCATACATAGCTTGGATTCTTTCTTTATCCTCATTACGTATAGCAACCTGACTAGACATATCATGGATGTGTTGCATCCATTGGTCCATCTCTTGCGTCTTAGCATCTTCATTTGCTTGCATTTGACTTTGAGCCTGTTGCAATTGCATAGCTTGACCTAGTTCAGCTTGAGCTCTATCTCTTCTAGCTCCTGAACCAACCCAACCATTTAGTGCACTATTTACCTTAGAATAATCCATTATACTTTTGTTTCTTTAGCGTTCTTAGCAAGCTCTGCATTTATAGCTTTTTGTTCGTCTGATATTTTGTTTGCAGTATCAATCGGTTGTTCCAGTAAAGGGTTAACGTAACCATCTCCTTCGTTCTTCTTTCCAGATAGATTCTTTATTAAATCTTCTGTAGCTTTCCTGTTAGGGTTCATGTAATATGATACATCACTAATAGCATCTGACAATAAGTTACTACCAACTCCAGAAAGTATTTGTCTGTTATTGTTTAATGTAGCTTGCTTCATTTGCTCTACGTTCATATCTCTATTTAACTTCATAGAACCTACAGATGTAGCTAAAGCATTGTATTCTTTTATGTTCTGCCTGTGCAGAGCTGCGTCTTGTGCTGCTAATTGATTAAGTCCTTGTATGCGCTGTGCATCTACAGTTCCTTGATTAGCTAAGTACATACCCCTCTGACCTCCTGAAGCTCTCAATACATTCTTCATAGCTCCAGCATAAGCATCATTCATGTTCTGCATTGCAGCTCCCTTTTCCTTAGCCGTAAGACCCGACTCTGATAATGCTTTTTGTTTCTGTAAAGCTTCGTATATTAAAGGGTCTAATTCAGGTGTTTCAACATCTGGTGCTCTTAATGCTTGAGACAAAGATAGTATTCCTGCGGCAGCTTTCAAACCTGTTAGGGCCATTTCTGCTTTACGCATTTGACCTTCTTTCTTTTCAGACTTGGCTGCATCAATCTTATCTTGATTTAATTTGTCTTCTGCATCTTGCTTAGCTTTAACTTGAGCCTCTGTAATTAAAGTTCCATCCTCATTGTAAGAGTCAGTATCTTTAAGCATTTGTTTGATTCTAGCTTCGTGGTCTGCATCACCCTTAGCTAACCTCATTGCATCATCTTGAGCTGTAGAATCTCCAGCCACAAGACTTGTATCAACCTCAGTCCTTTCTGCTGTCTCTTCAGTTGCTTTAACAGCAGGACCTAAACCTCCAGTTTCATCAGTCCTAACCAATGCATCGTTTGTAGCTTCAATGTTTAAATCTTTCTCTAGAACATCAGCTTCTTTATTTATTACAGCAAGCGCCTTCTTTTCTTTAGGGGTTAATGAATCAGGGTCGTTAGCATTCTTTTTAACTAAAGCTATATCAACATCAGTCATAATCCCTTTAGTGTTCTTTGCAGCTTCTGTAGCTTGATAGAACACTTTGTGGTTATTTAACTGAGCATTATATAGGTAATCGGTTTCTTCCTCTGTTAACTCTTCGCCTGCAGTCTGCCTTCTAAGTAAAGCTTCAATAGTAGCTCCATCACCATCTTCGCTATAGTCGTAATCTGAAACAACAGGCTCTCTAACATGATAATTATTAGCAGCAGAAGAGCTATCAAATAATGTTTTCGCATTATCAAAGTATGAATCAGCTGCATTCTCATCTCCGCTATCCGAAAGACTATCAGAGTTTGATTTAAATACCTTATGAACTACTTTATCAGGGACTGGTTTATCAGGATTCTCTGCTATCCATTTATCCATGGCAGCATACACCAAAGAACTAGCATGGGCTTCTCTTGCTGATTTATCATCAGAATCAAAACCATCTTCACTAGATTCTCCGTTAACCTGTAAGTTGTTAGCCAAAGCAATGTAAACGTCATCAGACACTTTACCTTGGTATTTTTCAAGCTTCTTATCTATAGCTATAGATTGTCTTATAGACATATCACTCTTGAATGCTGCAGTACTAGAAACATTAACGCTAAGCTTTAATTTCCCAAGAGCCTTACCTTCATCTTCTAATTCAGACTTGGTCTTACCTAGAATACCTAACTTCTCCCACTTCTCAGCGTCAGCTCTATGAACACCTTGTTCAACTAGTAAGTCTACAGTATTGACACTATTCAAGTCTATACCGTAACCTATAATCATCCCTTGGTCATCATCCTTAAATACTCCTTGGTTTTCGTATCCACCATCCTCTATATTACCAAGCCTATCATTTAAGAACATCTTACCACCGTAAGAATCGTAATAAGCAATCTTATCTTCTTTTGTTAGTTTTTTATCAAAGGTCATAGACCAACCAGCCACTTGAGGTTCGTATGTAATACTTAAAGATGTAGCAATCTCTTCTTCAGTCCCAACCTCTTCTCCAGCTTCTATAGAAGCAATAGCAGAAGCTTTAACATCTGGGTTCTTAGAGTATTGAGGGTTCTCAGTTCTAACCTTATTGTTAAGTACAGATGTAAGGGTTTTTACATAATTTTGGTCAGTAGCATAGCCAGAAGACTTTAATGCCTCAATTTGAGCTTCAGGAGTTTTAGCTTCTACAACTTGTTTGTAATTAGCTTTATGTCCAGCAGTATACCCATCGCCTGTCAGGAATCTAATATGACCAGTAACACCTGCTTCATCACTTTCAAATATCCTAAAAGGCTGACCAAGAGTTACAGTATACGTACCATCATCATTTTTGACGGTTTTAGTATCTCCAACCTTAAGATTACCACCTTTCTCTTTTTTTAAGTAATCTTTAGCTTCCTGTTCAGAATCGAAGTCCTCTTCCGTACCCATGATTACGTAATCAACACCTTCTTTTCCGTTCTTAAGGGTTACTCCACTAGCTTTTTGACCTGAATAATTGTGGTATTTTTCAGAAAGCACAGACAATCCTTTACCTCCATCTGCCTTAGACTTTCTAGTCATTCCAGATTCGGTCATCATTTGAGCTAACATAACTTCAGGAAACAATCCAGTACCTTCAGTATGGAGTTCTAATAATCTTAATAATTCTTTCTTATCCATCTTATTTGTGTTTCCAAGTTGTCATTTCATTTTGAACTGCTTTACCAGCTTCTTGGTATTTGCCGCCAGCCAATAAATTCTTAACCTTACCCATGAAAGGTTTATCAAATACTCCCTCACCACCTGTAAGTTCCATACCTGTAGGCTTACCACTCTTATCCACTACGGTAAGAGGGTTGGATGAATGGCTATAAGCACCTTTAGTCATACCACCTGTTTTGTAGGTGTTCATGTATGTTTTTCTATCTTCCAAAGGTATGTTCTCCCAATCTTGCTCTACATTAGTTCTAAACATTTCTAAACGTTCTGTATCTGGAAGACTCACTCTAGTGTTGTCAGAGTATGTACTATTGAACTGATTAAAGAAATCGTCTTTAAAATCATCGCCCAATATCTTTTTCATTTGAATTGCTTCGTTATCGTACTTCGCTTTTATCTTTCTGTAAGCAGGGTCTAGTTCGTATTCCATTTCCTTAGAAGGCTTTATAGTACCACCTTCTTTGTATCCTGCAAACTCTTCCTGGTCTTTCATGAAGGCGTTATAACCATCGGTTTGCTCTTTGTTTCTTTTGTCTGTAGCTATTTGCTTGTCAGCTTTACCTTTTTGAGCAATACCAACACCAAGTCCTACAGCAGCTCCAGCAGCCGCACCCCAAGGCCCAGCGACTGCACCCATAGAAGCGTATTTCAATGTTGAAGATGCTATATCTGCAGTTCCGTATTTTGGGTCATCATCTAAAGCATCTACAGCAGAACTAGCTACAGTTAATCCAGCACCCATAAGAGCGTTAGTATTACCTTTCTTTTCTGCTGCCGCACTATCTGCTGCTGCTTGTTGTTCAGCAGTTAAGATAGGTGGAACATCCCCACCTCCTAAATATTTTTTAGTATAGCCACCTCCATAATACAAGTTATTAGCTAGCTCTTTCTCTTGCTTTAAGTTTAAGTTTTTTATCATTTTGTTGGTCTATTGTGTATTAAAGCTCCAAATAATTCTATAGAATCTGGAGATGTAGACTTTGCTTGTATAATTAAATGTTGTCCTGTCGCTTTAGATGTACCATCTGTACTTGTGATTGGTATAATGTGTTTGCCGTTAGACATTTTCGCTCCAGTTCCAGTAGTAGAAAACGGTGTGTTACTCACTGAATCTGTAAATGTAAATGTAGTAAATTTTTCTACGTTTTCATTTCCAGATAAATACATGACAAGTTTATCGAATTTCTTAGAGCTATATACATTCTCATTACATACAAAGGTAACGTCTAAGCTATTAGTATTTGATGTTCCATAAAAAGTAAGGTAATCAGAACCTGAATTCTCTCTCCACAAATTTGAAGAATATTGAACTTCGTCTGATGAATTTCTACCTATCGTAATTAACTCGCCTGGAATATTGGTTGCCATAGAAATTATATCCTCTTTTCTTGTAATCATAACATCGTTCAACTCACTATACACCACATGAACTGCATCATTATCTGCAGTAGTTATACATATACCAACCTCATCATAAACTTTATTGTGATATAAACATATACCTCCAACAGTGAAATCCAAAGGCTTATCCGATATAAGAGTGTCTTTTAGTGCGTTAAATATGTTTGAGTTCTGAGTTGTTATACCTAAATCTTGGACGGCAATTCCTTTACCTACCACTAATTTACATAAGGAAGACATATTACTATCGTACCAATAAGCTGAAGTGTTGGTAACTAGCATATTATTAAAATGCTGACTACCGTAAGAAGTTTCTATATAATCACTCCTCTGTATAACTTGACCTGTCCCCGTAACTATAGTAACAGCTGCAGCATCTGCGCTATCTACAACAACCCTAGGATTGATAGATAGTTTTGATACCCCACTCTGCTGTATAGCAAATAACTCATTCCTTAAACTAAATAGGTTATATATAGCACCCTTGTTATTGTCTAATTCATGTATCTCGTTAGCATCCCAAGTTGTGAAGGCATCAAATAGATTACCAGCTAACTTTAAGTTGGATGCTGCGACTAAATTACTGTAACTGTTAACGTTTTTAAAGCTACCTGGTTTTTGTAAGAATGTCTTACTAGTGTTTCTTGATGAGTAGGTTGAATTTATAAGGAAGTTATCTTCAACCGTAGGCTCAGTACTATCCGTAGAACCAAAGAAAACTCCATCTCTTAAATCTAAGTTTACACTAGACTCTACTGGAAATATTATTGCCGTAGAGGGGTAGGGTTTTATTGTAGAATAAGTTGTAGAACCTATTATATGCTTTTTTAAGGCATACATATTTATATAAATATCTCCACCAAATACAGAATCGCTATTACTAGCTAGTGGACTAAAGTTTACGTGCCCAGTAGATATGTATTGATTTGATTCATAGTTAGATAAGAGACTACCTCCGTACTGAGTGAATCTAACATCTCTTTTTAGTTGTACATATAACTTACTTGCATAACATGCTTGTTGATAGCTTAACCCATCTGTGGTTCTGTTTAAAACAAACGGACTGTAAGTATAGGCATTACCTGTTCCTATTCCAAAATGACTATGTCTTATTTTATCTGTCACTTCTTTTCCTAGAGTCACGAACAAGGTAGTCACACCAAACAGTGTAGAATTATATGATGAAGCACTATTATATTTTTTAGTAGTGTAAGAGTCAGGAAAGTGGTAAAACCCTTCACTATATAAACTACCTTGCAGGTTTTTAAACCTACCTCTATTACTGTAGTTTTGGTTATCCCTTCCAGTCCCGTGGTCATCATGACCCATTCTACCTTTATCTACACCTCCACCTGGAGATACTATAGTTCCGTACTCTACTTCATTAATCTTCTGACTTTCTGAAGCTGAATTACAATCCACAACACCAGACTTAAATTGACTGTATATAACCTTCTGCGAAGATTGATAAGTATATAGTTGGTCGTTTGTGTTAGGGTTAAATCTACCAGATAATATATTTCCAGTATAAGTACTGGTTGATTGTATCTTCTGCTTTAAATGAGTGAAGTTATCCATATCCGTAATAGTATTATCGTATGGAAAGCTTTCATCATTCAATTCTTGAGCCCCAGCATCAAGTCTACCTACTACCTTTATTTTATCTTCATCCTTTCTATCGTATTGTAACGACCCTAAAGTAACCTCTGGAGTGTCAAAAGTAAAGTCAGAATCAGACAAGCATTCATGGGCGTGGTATCCAGTATATATATCACCGTAATGATTACCATTCTTATGTCTAAGAGATTCGTTCGCACTATCGTTTGAGTGTATGATAGTTTGGTTTAATACACCAGAACCTAAAACAGATTTATCTTTCTGCTTTCTATCCACCCTAACTATAGAATATCCGCTTATTTTAGACCTAGTATCAGACGATAACTTCACATTAAATTGTGGATATAAAGCAAACCCGCTAACATCACTTGTAGTGGTGTCGAAAGTTAAAGTAGTTGCTGTACCTTCCGATGTAGAGTTTCTGGAAACGGTTATACTGTCATTATCCCCAGCTATACTAACAATAGTCGTATGTGGTGGTATTCCAGTTCCTGTAACTACATCATGAACAGCTAAACCCGAACCTCCACCAACTTTATTCAATATAGGGCTTGCATCATCAAAAGCCCAAGAATAACTTCTGGTTGGTAGATTACCTGCATGCTTAAATGTAGTAACACCGTCAGAGTTTTGAGTTACCCTATTACCTGCAGAATCATTACTTACATAATCCATAGTACCATCAGGCATTCTAATATCCCCTATAGGGCTAACGAATCCTGGATTACCAGATTTATCGTAGAACAGAATACCAAATCTATAAACCTCACCTCTCTGATACCCTGTAAAGTCTTTGGTAAATAATGGGTTTTTGTAGTTATTATAACCACCTGCTTGTGTTGTTTCTAAATAACCGTGATGAGGTACTTGACCATAAACAGAAGAGGCTATCCTTGCGCTATCTGTATCATCACCAGTTCCAGAATTATCGAAATACTTAACCTGACTTAAGTCAAATGTTTTTGTTGCAAAAGTAACTCGTACACCGTCATCAGCTGCATCAAACCCTACGGTTTCTGCGCCAGGAACTTTTACTGTATCTACAGCGTTTATCCACCCATAGCCACCATCCTTGTACATGGTATCCTCGTGCATTTCAGGATTTTCTGAATCATTGTAAGTTGCTGCAGTTCCAGTATTGTAAGCTCCAAGGTATCTATAAGATTTAACTCTAAAATCTAAATCTATAGAATCTGAATTGTTGGTTAAATTAGCAGCGAATAATCTATTATCTTTTATAGCTAAATCAGCACAGACATCCCAACTAGTATGACTCCTTAGTAGCTCACCTATAGGTATTGAGACTAAAACCTCACTACCGTTATGTGTGTAATCAAAGCTAGTCGAGTTGATTATACTTTCTGAAATTATATTTGAAGTTATAGCTCCCTCAGCAGAGGTGTAAGTTATATCTATAATCTGTATAGTGTTATACGAGGGGTCAATATTGTCAATAGTTAAATGGACAGCATTAGAAGAGTTGGTCTCTAAACTACCACCTAAAGATAAGTGATAAGAAGTGAGTGGGCTTGTTTTTAATATCTGAACTGGATTTGTTATATTAGACACTCTTGATGTTTTACCATCTGTAGTAACTAACCTATAGCAATATGAATGAGAGCCACAGCTAATATTCCCACCAGAAGTTATTCTGGTTACTGTAGGACTAACCATTTTAGTTGCTTTAAATACATTTAAATCAGAAGCCACTAAATTAGAATAATAAGAATCGCTCTCGTTTAAATTTACAGTTCTAAGAGGGTTAACTCCATCTGTCCAGTAAATCCTATGAAAATGCTCATTCTCTTCAGACACCTCCAACCTAATAGACGACTTGCTTACCAAACCTAAGTCTGTCTGAATAATCATTTCTCTATTCAATAAACTACCATCATTGTTAGATGTGAGTTTAAATATTGCATCACCTCCATTACCCGCACTCGATGTGGTTATCGCCACCATGTAGTCTGAGAAGTTAGCCAGCGCTACAATTTCGTAATTCACTCCAATGTAAGAAACTTCTGAGTATCCATTACCAGTAGATATGGGATAGTCACTAAAAACCTCTGCACCACCATCGGTGTAACGAACATAAGCCTTAAATGTTAAGGTCATAGCTTCCGAAGTTTTGTCGCTATAATTTATATAAGCAGAACCGTCATAGTTGTTATTGAACGACATATTCATTGCCTCAGAGACTGTTTCATCAGCCAAGGCCTTCTGTACACATAAATATATTAATACTAAAATATCAGCACCAGAACTTATACTAACAGTCATGCCTTCAAGAACCCCACCCCAAGAACCTACAGTATCGCCACTATAAAAATTAAATACTTTCTGAATGAAACCTCCATCCCCGTTTATGTACATTCTAATTCCGTAGGCAGAAGGACCATCTAAGTTGTCTATTGCAGTGTTAGATAGTATTCCAGTCTCAGAAAAAGTTACCTTTTTTTCGCTTATAGTTAAAGTATCATACAAAGAATTACCTTTAGCGTTCTTTAAAATAAAAGAATTATCCTCTCTACTTACAAGCCTAGCGTTTGTTGCTGACTTGTAGGTATCTGAAGGTAATATATTAGCATCTAAATCAGACATCATTCCTTTTGAGAATGAATTTGGTTTTTTAGGAGATTCTGCCATGGTTAAAACAATTTATGTTCGTTACTACTAGGCTTAAGAGTGTTCCAGTATTTAGAAATATTCCTCCACTGCTGTTTGGTAGGCATATTGTCTCTACCTCTAGCTTGAGCACACTGAAAAGACCACTCTTGCTTTAAATCTTGATAAACATATCTAGGGAGTTTTTGATTGTAATATTCTCTTCCTTTATATTTATACATGATATAAGAAGCAATAGCATCTTCGTGAGCTGAAGATATAGTAGGGTATCCCTCTTCATCAGTTGATATAGCATCATAATGAACATCTATCGTTGTTCCGTCTGCTACATCTATATTTAAGTAACCACTTGACACATACATATCTCTACTCTGGTCATAAGAAGAGCCCGACACATCTGAGGGGCTTCTTACTTCTATCATGTTAAGAAAGTCCGAAGGAAGTAAAGCCTTCTTACTTGAAATAACTAATGAGGTAACTTTTTTATCGAAAGTGGTATAAGAGCCAATTTTCTTCTCTGCCTCAAAAGCCCACTCTACAAAGTTATGAAATTCTCTTGCAGCGTCTTGTATACCTAAATTACGTATAACTGCAGCTACAACTTGTTTAACACTTATTCTAGGATTTCCTTTCATGTTTGTTGTTTTATTATATCCTTAAATCTCCTTAAGGGCAATACTTTATATTGATTATACTTATAAGGCCTATCCCACATAACTTTTACATACTCATCATCAAGTATAGGCACTTTATATAATACTGTCTTATTTTCTCTTTTACTTGCTTCAACATCCAACCTTACATGAAATGGTCTTTTGTGAGGTAGTTTCTTAGTGTAAATAGAACCTAGCTTTACAGGCAGTTTAAAGACCTCTTGTTGTCTAGCTACTATATCTATCGTATTGTCTAAGAAAGACTCCATAATGGAGTAATACTCAGCATAAGACATAGCTCTATCACTTCTCTCCCCCTTAACTCTTAGGCCACTCTTTATAGAGTTGTATATATCCTTAATGGATACATATTTGTCTTTGTATTTCTTGTAAGTATTACTACTTGCCTTTTGTCGTGTTTTCATCAACCTGGTTGTTTGGTCCTTTCGATGGTACGGTTACAATGATACTAAACTCTTGTTTTAATACTTCTTTTACTAGAACAGCTATTAACTCTTCAGGTATAGGGTATTGAGTTGTATCATCATTCACATAAGAACTAACCTCTGTTGGGTTAGAAAATATACCATTAACCTCTACAGAACCTCCAGAAACAAGTGAGTCTCCTTCCCATACGTAAAGCTTTCTATCGGATAATGTTGCTATCTTACTTCCTGCACTTAATATGAATCTTGAACTGTTCACGAACATTCTGTCGTGATGTTGTATTATAGGTAAAGGAACATAAAACGAATCAGTGGACGTATCGTCTTTGTGCGCTACACTCCTAATCCCTCTATTATCGTTAAATCCTACGACAGCCTTAATGGAAGCTCCTGACTCCTTGGGAGTTAAGACATCCATTTGAAAACAAGCATTAGAAGCCTTCTTTCCGTTATCCGTATACTGCATCAATAGATTAGCTCTATGGTAATGTACCATAAACTTAATCTGACGATTAGATATATCAGAATCATCAGAAGCAACACCTCCAGAGACTATGTTTTTTATGTTGTATGTTATTTCGTTTAATGTAGCCATAATATCTTTTTAATAAGAAAGGGTAAAGCAAGGAAACCCTACTCTACCCTTTCTAGAAAGCAGGGAGCAAAAAGCATCTTTAAACTCGTCGTTCAGTTATTTCAGCCTGAATCATTTGGTATCTTGGGTCTCCCAGTGTTCCCAAGACTTTACGAGCAGCAATCTGACACACTTCTTCGTGTGTATGAGCGCTTAAATCTTCTATATTCGTAGTGTACTTTAAGTACTTTACTATAACTTCCTTCATTCCTTTCCATCCTTGAAAGAATATATGCCCCATCTGAATGTAAGCAATAGGATATTCTTCGTTGTACTTATTGAAAGGGTCGTTAGAGTACGCTGTTATATCAGATAACTGAATAATCTTAACACTAATGTACGGATTCTTTCTAGTGTGTATGGCTAGTATCTTAGAGTAAACATAATCAAGCTCCGTTTCAGGTACGTCCCAAAACTCACCCCCAGCAGACTCTAAATCAATCTGAGGAGACGTAGTACCAGCCACCATTTCAGACCTAACTAGATTCTGTAGTTTATCTCTAGAATCTTGACTAGTCTCAAACGATAGATAATATTGTTGAGCAAACTCATCAACAGCCATTTCAACAAACCCATCTATATCAGTATTTGATAAGTAGGCAGCATCCTCTCTGTCTATGATTAATCTTACTCTATCCCTTGCGGTCTCTACAGTCATTGTTGTTATTTTTTAGAAGCAACCTTACCTTTAGCTGGTTTAGTTTCACCTCTTATTTCATGCTTCAAGATAGCTAAAATATCTTTGTTATCTTTTAACCAAACTAACACCTGTTCCTCGTTAGTTCCGATAGCTTCTTTACCATAATAGAACGTTTCGTTCTTATAGTTTATCTTCTTAGCCTTCAACGCTTCCATGATGAACACTCTAAGTTCCTTCTCTGGGTCAAAATGAACCTCCATGAATTTAGCGTGGTCACTTTGAGCTACATTAATTGCTTTAGCTCTTAACACATCTAAGCTAGCATTAAGGTTAAAACGACTTAATGTTGCGAATACTTTCACATCAGAGTCTGACATTTTAGCTGCTTCAATAATAGCCTGAGCAGAAGTTAACGTCTCTTTAGTATCAGCTTCTTCTTTTTCTTGTATATCAATACGAGTCCAAGCAGCTAATATAGATGGATGACTCTTTAACCATTCGTCTGTTATTACATCTCCTTCTATAGAGGTGTTTAAGATGAATGAGGCACGACTTGTAACAAACTGCTGTTCTAGTCCGTTTACATCTTTTAACTCGTGCAGTCTTCCTGATTTGTCTTTGTAAGCACTACCAAAATTAAAGTTACTAATTTTAGAATATTTGTTGTGCTTGTAATGAATAAGGTTTTTTGTAATCTCCATGCTTGCTTTTTTTTGTTGTTAGTTAAAAAACACCCCCTCCGAAGAAGGGGTGAATATTATTTAGTTATTTAAAACTATTAAGCGAATTTAACTCCGTTTGCAGCGTCACAAGCACCAGAAACAAACCAGCTTACACCGTCTGAAACTAATTCTAGAGCATCACCAGGAACGGCAGTTGTCATAACTCGAATCTTAACGTCTGTTGAAGCAGCTTCATCGCCAGTTCCAGCACCATCAAGAATCAATCCTACAAACTTATCTGCAGCAGCAGCTTGAGCTATCTCTACAATAGCAGTAGATTCAGCACAGATAAACTTAAAGTTGCATCCAGCAATAGGAGCAGGTAAAGTTATAACGTGAGCTACAGCACCGTTTGTATAGACAACAGAACCAGACTCTTCTTGAGTAAGAACTTTAGCTACAGAAGTTGTTAGAACATTTTTCAATGTACCGCGTGAACGTAGTAAGTAATTACCAGTTGCGGATTTTTCGTATTGCTTAAGGTATTTTTCTTCAGCCATTTTATTTGTATTTAAAAGTTTTTGTTAAAATTAAATTGTTAATCCAGCAGGCATAATTACACCGCAAGATTGTGGGTTACGAATAATGATACCAGATTCAGATAAGATATGACATTCGAAAGTATCATTCCCGTTAGCAGCCATCATTGAAGAAGGGTCGTTAGGGTTAATCATACCAGGAACATATTTCTTAACATAGTTTCTGTTGTATCCTTCAGCACCTTTAGAGATAAGCTCTACGTTAGCTACACCATCTTGAACACTCATATCCATAACTACCATTAAACCTGATAATTGTGCAGTGTTAAATCCAGTACCAGAAATACCTGAAGTCATTGTAGCAACATTAGGGTCATCGAAACATGGATTGTGTACCAATTTGATGTTGTTACCTAAAGCAGAGTAAGAAGTAAAGTTAGTTCCTACAGCTACACCTTCACCAGATTTAGATGCAATTAAGCTAGAAGCAGAACCCATTGTTGCCAAGTGAGCAGTCATAGCTTGTTGGAATTGAATCATTCCTTGCATTCCAGTAAATACTACATATTCGTTACCAGTTGCCTTTAAAGAACTTAAAGATAAAGTACCGATGAACTTCAATAACTCACCTTCAGTGATACCAAGACCAGCAGTAGTGAATTGATTAGCTGAAGCGATTTGAGCTAAGATTCCGTCACCCATGATTGGAAGACCGTTAGCAACTGAACCAGAATCACCAGGATATTGAATATCTCCAGATACAGAAGATTTACCAAACCAACGATTCAATTCAAGTTCGTACATGAATTGGTCAGTCATTTGTTGCTCCTTAGTAAAGTACCATAGTCTGTGACCATTGTGCTCAACCCAAGTAACATCATGTAAATCAATACCATTAATCTTACACTTTCTACGAGAAAGAGTTAAGTGGTTTCTGTGAGTTTCTGGGTAAGCATAACCTTCACCAACTTCATCACCTAATGAACCTTGTCCAAAAGCAGAACCAATTACTGCAACAACCTCTGTGTCAGCAGCAGAAGCACCAGCAGCAGAGAAATTAAAAGCATCAATATGCTTAATTGTAACATCAGTACTTCCACCGTCAGCAGCGTCGATTGAACCTACAGCAGTTATTAATGCCGTAGCACCAGATTCGAAACGAATTACATCGTTTACGTTTAGCATACAGTATTCGTTAGCACCATCAGCACTTGAAATCTTGATAGTTCCAACAGTTCCAACAGAAGCATTGACAGCGTAAGCCGCATCAAGTCCAGCAGGAGCTTTATAACGTTGCATGATTTTCCACTCGAAAGAGCTTCCACCAATTACTTTTTCAGAAGCACCAAATCCTAGGCGTTCAAGTAAGTACGTCATAGAGTAGCGAGGATACAATTCAATGATTTTCTTCGCAATCTCAGGGTACTTTAGCATATTGTTTACAAGGGAGTTGTCCGCTGTATTGTATGCTGGGTCATATTTTGCATTATAAACCTTCATTTTTGTTTTGTTTATTAGTCGTTAATAATTAATTAAACATTATTTAATTACTAAACTTACTCGGGTCAAAACCTTTCTTCGGAGCTTCAAAGCTCTTAGATGAATGATTTTTCCTAGACGGTGATGTTATACCATCTAAAATACGAGACTTTCCTTGTTCTACGCCTTGCGTTCGAACCATTTTGAAAATCTTTTCTTTGTTTCTCCATAAGAAGGCAGCCTCCGCAACATTGGCATGAGTCTCAAACACTTCTTGGGCGAAATCCCCTTTGGTTATGTAATTATATAGTTGTTTCTTATCTTTCTGAGATACCTTCCCACCAAAGAACTCTTCTTTATCTTTAATAAAGCTTTGTAGTTCTTTACGTGAGTTCTTAGCACCCTCAGTTTTTTGTTGTTCAGATTCCTTTTCTTCCTTTCTAATTCTATCCTTCTCTCCGTGGATGTGCTTAGTAAGTTGTTGTCGAACTAATCCAGCTTCACGCTTTAATAATCCAGCATCTTGTAATCTGTCAACGGTATCTGCAATATCTTCATCTTCGTATTTTGCAGCACGCATATCAGCAATAACTAAATCTTTATCACCCATCTCTAAGAATGAGTTTAGATTTTTAATTATATCGTTTTCTTGAACTGGAGGCTTCTGTAAGTCTTTTATCTTAGCGATAAACTCTTCCTTACTTGTAGCTTCAACACCAGCTTCTTTACTTATTCCTTCCCAATCAAACTCAGCAGCAACTTCTTGTTCTGCATCGTTTTTAGTCTCAGCTTCGTCCCAGTCGTCATCAGACTCCTCAACTTCCACTTCTTCTTTGGTTGGCTCTTCCACTTCTTCTTCTTCAACTACTGGAGCTTCGTCTTCAATTTCACCCCAAGAAAATCCATCTTCCTGGTTATCAGTTGTTTCCACTTCCTTAGTGTCTTCCGTGTTCGTGGTTAAACTCTCAGCTAGACTGGTAGCGTCATCGCCAGC